CAAAATTAAAAGATCTCACTCAACAATACAAATACTATGAATATTATTTACAGGCAGTATCTCGAGATGGAGTCCCATACGATTTAATTACAACGGCAGTTCCGTTTATCGAGCAGGAAATCAATAACATTTTAACGCAAATAGTCGATTTCAATTTAATGCTTACAATGGATGGCAAAAATATAAATTGTTACATTGTGTATGATACTGACAATTATTGGCCAATAGAATTAACGTCTGGTATGGAAAAGTTCATATCGTCGTTGGCAATTCGCACTGCGTTGATCAATGTGTCTTCTCTGCCGCGACCTAACTTTCTAGCAATAGATGAAGGCTTCGGTTCACTCGATTCCGACAATTTAAACTCTATGTTTAATTTATTTGATTTTCTCAAATCACAATTTTCTTTTATGATGGTAATATCGCATATAGATTCTATGCGTGATATTGTCGATAGTTTAATTGAAATTTCAAAACTCAACGGAAATTCCAAGATCTCTTATAGTTAGATATTTATTTAAAATAGATATCTAATGGCAAAAAAAGAAGTTATTTACCAAGGACTAGCCGATTTACGAGTAGCCATTGACGATCAGTCCGTCGACTCTCCGAATTATTTTCGAATATCAAAACTGTCTTCAGAATTCACTTCTGGAATAAATACTTTTAAATTCAAAGGTAATCCTAGCGTTTTCAATGACGGATCTATTATTTACATTGAAATTTTAGATTCTAATGGAGAACCTATATATTACGAAACTAAATTAGATCTTGAATCGCAACAGCAAGGAGCAATTGTATCAATTTTTATAAATCAAGATACAGCCCCTGGAGAAGGATATGTTATTATTTGTGGATCTGCTACTAGAGATGAATTTGGTAATTTACTTTCATCAGATCGTATAAATGTTAGATGGTCTAAATCTATATACATAGACCCTTCAAAAAGAAATTCAGACGAAATAATTTTTGAAGTGCTTCCGGAAATATTCATTACTAACAGCACCGGGTCGTATACAAATCAAAATTTTCTTTTAGGAAATAGAATTTTAACAGCATCAAACACAGACATACAATATTCATACAGAAACAATACACCAGCTTTATTTGACGGTAATTTACCATTTTTATCAAATATAACTTCGGCAGAAGTTCGAGTAAACTACTCTGACTTATCAAACATTGTTCCTACGTTGAATGGTACGTTAGCTACGACGTCATTTACATCGAGTATTTTGTATGTAACAGGTGCAGTTGCTAATATTGCAGTGTTATCAAATCCGATTGAATTTGAACTTCAAAACAGCAATTCAAAATTTCAACCTATTTCTGCATTGGTTACTTCAGCTTCGGTTACGTACATTCAGTCTGCTTCAGTATCAACGTCGTCGACGGAAAATTCGCATAACTTAGCTACAGTATTCTTTTCAAATTTGCAACCTCAAGTTGGTACAGTTGCTCGAATTCGCTCTTACTATCGGTCTGCCGGAATCGGTGAGTATATTTTATCTAATGAAACTGACATTTCCGATCAAGCAGATGAATTTGGATTTACTGCAAATACCGTAACAGCTTCGTTTGTCATTAATACAGTACATCGAAATGATCGACTCGACTTTAAATTTGAGTTTGTAAACCCAGTAGGAAGCGTATCTAAACAAGTAGTAGAGTCTTTAAACAATTTATTTTTAGGAGGAAACACTTACATAGGCGGCGATGACAATTTACTTACCGGTTCGTTATACGTTGCCGGAGCTACAGGCACCGGAGTGCATATTTCCGGAAAAGGGTCTGCCGCTATGGTGCGATCAATTGGATATACTGGATTTCAAAATGCACTTTCCGGAGCAGGATCTGCTGGGTTTGTTATTTATTCCGGGTCTGTGCAACCTTTATTAACAGCAGCAGAATCGTATTCCGGAGTAGGATTGGAACTTGTAGCTAATACAGCTTCGTATTTTCGATATACAACTGCTGGGGGTGGGAATTTAGATGTGCGCACAACGTCATTCTTTTTAGGAATTTCCGGATCTGCTAACGACTCTTACATTAGCTCGTCAAATGGTGCAGTCGAGATTTACTCTCAAGATTTTTATTTAGGACCAACTGGTGTTGTAACGGCGTCTGCATTGTATGTGTCTAATAATGTTAGTGGTTCAGAACAAATCATGATTGACACGCAAAATGCAATTTTAGATGCTACGAATTTAGGAAGATCGCTATATTATGATACTACGGAACATGTTATAAATAACAGTGGATTCTTTCCAATCGGAGAATTTGTATTTCAAGGGCTTAAAAACGAATTTAAATATTTAGTATCTTGTCAAGCAAAACTAACAAATACCCATGCTAGTGGTTTATCATTCCAACTTAGAAAAAAATTATTATTTGCTTCAACCGGATCTTCATCGACCTTTGGCGATGTAGGTACTACTTCGTATGATACGTGGAGTCCGCTAGCAGACGACTCGGATGTAATATTACTTAGTAATACTGTGACAACAAGGTCAGCAACTCGTAGCGAAGATCAGGCTAAATATTTTGATTTATCTGCTTCCTCCTCATATCAAGGAAAATTGTTTCGAATAGAATTTTCAGCTTCGCTAGTCGGATACAACGCTGGAGATATAGGATATATCAAAAACATTGCCGTTACCGGCTGCCGCGGCATTGCTGCGGCATTAGGATCTTCTACTAGTACATTGCTGCCAGCACCGCCAGGTAACAGATAGTAGAAACTAAAATATTATTTTATTTGTAAATATTTATTACAAAAGACACTCAAATGCCAATTTCAAGTTTATCATCGCAATACATTTCTGCATCATGGCAGAATTTAGTGCAGGTATCGTCTTCAGGAAATTTATATGACGGAGTAGGAAATTTAATTTCTTCATTAACCGTTGCAAATTTATACGGAACTTTATCTGGTTCAGTAGCTACCGCTTCTTACATAGCTCCAGCAGCAATTGTTTCAGCAGCGACAGCAGCAGGACTCGGAGCTCAAGGAGCTGACACTTACATTCAATTCAATTCTGCTAGCGTATTCAATGCTTCTTCAGCATTAGTATTTAATTACGATTACTTCTCGCTGGAAAATGGTGAAAATTTAACTACTACCGGAAATTATTCTCATGCAGAAGGCAAAGCTACTGTAACTAGAGGTAATCATTCTCACGCTGAAGGAAGTGGTTCTATAGCGTCAGGATCTGCTTCGCACGCAGAAGGATTTTATACAATAGCTTCAGGTTCATATTCTCACGCAGAAGGATATCAAACAATAGCTAAAGGAGCGTATTCTCATACTGAAGGCAATTCGACAGAATCTAAAGGGGCGTATTCCCACGCAGAAGGCGGAGGGACGTTAGCAGAAGGAGCTTCATCACACGCAGAAGGCGATAAATCTACGTCATATGGAGCAGGATCACACGCAGAAGGCTATCAAACAATAGCGTCAGGATCATGGTCTCACACAGAAGGATTAAATTCATTAACTAAAGGAGATTGGTCTCACGCAGAAGGACGAGACACTATCGCTATAGGAAATTATTCACACGCAGAAGGAGAATCGTCAGAATCTAAAGGAGATAATTCACACGCAGAAGGTCAATTGACAATAGCTTCAGGATCATATTCACACGCAGAAGGACGAGGTACTATCGCTTTAGGCAATGCGTCTCACGCAGAAGGTCGAGATTCAATAGCTTCGGGTTCATGGTCTCACGCAGAAGGTCATCAAACCGACGCTTTAGGAGATTATTCTCATGCAGAAGGCTGGAATGCAATAGCTTCAGGCTCATATTCTCACGCAGAAGGAAGTGGTTCTATAGCGTCAGGATTTGCTTCACACGCAGAAGGATTTCAGACAATCGCTAGAGGTCAGTATTCACACGCAGAAGGAAGCAATTCCATAGCGTCGGGATCTGCTTCGCACGCAGAAGGGCGAGCTACTATCGCTACAGGAGATAATGCACATTCTGAAGGTAGATTTACAACAGCATCAGGAGATTTCTCTCACGCAGAAGGACATATAACAATAACTATAGGAGATTACGCTCACGCAGAAGGCTATGACGTTATAGCTTCAGGATCGTATTCTCACGCAGAAGGATATCAAACAAATGCTATAGGTACTAGCGCACACGCAGAAGGTTCGCGAACAGACGCTTTAGGAGATTATTCTCATGCAGAAGGACGAAGTACAGACGCTACAGGAGATTATTCTCACACAGAAGGATATGCAACATACGCTTTAGGAGATTATTCTCACGCAGAAGGTGGATTTGCATCAGCGTCGGCAGATTATTCACACGCAGAAGGTTATCAAACAAATGCTGAAGGTACTGCAGCACACGCAGAAGGAGGATATTCAGATGCAATAGGAGATTATGCGCATTCTGAAGGATATTTAACTTCTGTGTTAGGATTTTATGCTCATGCAGAAGGAAACAATACAGATGCAGATGGTACGGGCGCACACGCAGAAGGATATGCAACATACGCGTCAGGTGCGTTTTCACACACTGAAGGTCAATTCACAGAAGCTTTAGGACGAAATTCACACGCAGAAGGAAGTAGTTCCATAGCTTTAGGCATTGCGTCTCACGCAGAAGGATTTTATACAATAGCTTCAGGTTCATATCAACATGTTTCGGGTAAATTTAATAAACATGGCGATACTACTTCTTTATTTATTGTGGGTAATGGTACGAGCAACGCTAATAGATCGGACGCGTTCTTGGTACGAGAATCAGGATCAATTGTAATGCCAACAACTCAATCTGCAGCTCCTGCATGGACTGGTCGCGACGGTGAAATTGTTCCTGCTACGATAGGAGGAGTACATCGTCTTTATATGTATATGGCCGGAGCTTGGCGCTCTGCCTCTTTTGCTTAAAATCTACATACACTATGATAAAAAATGTAATAGCTCTCTATCCAGGACGTTTTCAGCCGTTCGGAAAACATCACGCAGCTGCGTTTAAATGGCTACAGCAAAAATTCGGATCAGCAAACGCATACATTGTAACTTCAGACAAAGTCGAGCCCCCAAAATCTCCATTTTCATTTCAAGATAAACGAGATATTATAAGTCACTATGGATATGACGATCGGCTAGTACAGGTGAAGAATCCATATAAAGCGGAGGAAATATTGACCAAGCTCAACCCCGCTGATACAGCAGTTGTATTCATGGTAGGAGCGAAAGATATGAAAGACGATCCGAGATTTACAATGAAACCGAAAAAAGACGGATCTCCGTCATATTTTCAATCGTTTGAAACGAATAAAACCAATTTGCAAGGATTTGATAAACATGGTTATTTAATTGTAGCTCCTCATCAGTCAGTGACTATTCCTGGATTTGGTGAAATGTCAGGAACGTCAATGCGAAATGCGCTAGCATCGGCTAAATCTAATACAGAAAAAATAAATTTATTTAAATCTATATTTGGTTGGTATGACGCGAAAATTGCAGATATGATTTTTAAAAAGCTGCAAGTTTCAGAGACAAAACTTTTTAGTAAAAACTGGTGGTCTGAATCTTTAGAATTAACTGAAGATCCATGTTGGGACGGATATAAACAAGTTGGAATGAAGAAAAAAGGTAAAAAGCAAGTTCCAAATTGCGTTCCTACCAATGAAGGTTATATGTCTGCTAAAGTTCAGGTAAAGCACGACGATAAAATTGAAAAATTGAAAAAATATCTTCGCTCTCATATAGGACGAGAATTTGTATATAATTTCAATGAATTTCCAAAAACAGTATTTGGAGTATCTCGAGAAGATTTACAAGAGCAGTTGCTAAAAGAAGGGGGAGCCGGGGGACACATGCATCACCCATTTGACATTGAATGGGTTAAATCAGGAAAAGATTTACTGCAAGTATTTCAAAAATCAATCGAATATTTGAAAAAAGGTCCGGCTTCTGTTAAAATTGATGGAGTTAACGCTTCTATACGATTAATTACACTTGACGGAAAAAAGACTTTTGTAATGGATCGAGGTTCAAATAAACCATTAGACGTAAAAGGAATTACCAAATCAGAATTAACTGATCGATTCGGGGAAGGGCATGGAATGATAAAAATTGGAGGAACTGTATTAGATATTTTCAATGACGCAATTCCTGCAATTACTTCAGAATTGAAAAAATTAAAATTATGGGACAACCCTAACATCATGTTCAACATCGAGTATGTAGCTGGGTCAACCAATGTGCTTTCATACAATAAAAATTTCCTAGCTATACATGGATTGATTGAAATAGAGCAAGTAACTCCTACTAGAAGAGCAACTAAAGAAATTTCATATAACGAGTCTGCATTGCAAGATCTTTTAAATAAACTTCAACCAACAGCATCGAAATATGGATATCAAGTTTTAGGATCTGTTCCTACCGAGCTCGACGGAACTCCGAATTTACTCGCTGCGTTAGGAAAATTATACACCATTGACTTTGGAGATCGAAAAGAAACAAAAAAGCTTTCTCAATGGCTTTCTTCAGTAACAATTCCAAAAGACGAAAAAATAAAAACTGCAGACGGTAAAGTAATTTCTGCATTGTCCAAAGAAGTTTTATTGAAACTTTCTGAAGAAACGCCTTTGCCGGAATTTTTATCCGATCCGAAATACTATCAAGATGCAATAAATGGATACATTACGTATTTAGCTACTATGAAATTAGGTGACGCGATTTTAGAAAAATTATCTTCTCCGCTAGGTCCTGTTTCCGAGCATGAAGGAATTGTTATAAGAGACCCGGACATTTCAATGCAACCGTTTAAACTTACTGGAAAATTTATTTTAGGAGGATTGGCCAGCTCTTTTAAAAAGTAAAATATTTATATTAAATAAAAAAGTTATGGGAAACGAAAAAGCAGTAAGTAAATTACGTAATATAGACGCTATCCGAAAAATGTTGGATGGCACTCATAAAAGTCAAACAAAAAAGACTTTTGGATTTAATGAAGAAGTAAGTTATGTTGAGAGAAAAGTTGGAGATGTTTGGACTGACTCCAATGGTGTTGAGTGGGAGCAGCGTGATGGATTTAAAATTAAAAAAGGAAAACTTGATTCTATTCGAGTTGAATTGCAAATGCCGGAATGTTGTCCGGAATGTAACAATCCAATGACAAAACGATTAGATAGAAAGTTTTGGGAATTGGAAAAGCGTTGTTTGGATTGTCAAGTTTCTTTCGAGCATACTCTTCGTATTGAAGGAAAATTCCAAGAGTATGAGCGAAATAAAATTTTAAAAAATGCTGAAGCATGGCTTGCGCAAGCCGAGCAAGAAGCAAAAGACATTGCAGCGGCATTTCGAAATCCATTAACATTTACCAATGTAGATGGTACTGTTGAAGAGTGGTTTGGTGGAATGACCGGAGACGAGATAGCTGAAAAAATAGAAAACGAATTTGAATTGTTTAAAGAAAATTTCATAAACAAGTTAAAAGCGTAAATGACTTATTTAACATAAAAAAATGATAAAATTAAAAACATTACTTAAAGAAGCTGAAGAAAAAAAGACACTGACTGATTTAGAATCTACAGAAGAAGCAGTATTAAAATTTTTCGAGTCTAATAAAAAAAAGCTAGAAAATCTTGCTGATGAAGAAGATTGGGACGAGTTTTACGATTTAGCTTTTGAAAAATTTCCAGAAGCAGATCAAGATGATGTAGCGCAAGCAATGAACAAAGCTGCTATGAGAGCAGGTTGGTTTGAAAATGAAATTGAAGATTATCGTCAGACTGAAAAAGAGCTTGAAGATATGGCTTTCGGTACTAAACAGCAGCAAAAAGGAATTGATATGGGCGACTACGATAAAAAAATGAAAACTCCTAAAGCATCGCCGACAGAATTAAAGCCAGAAGAGCTTAAAAAGCTAAAGACAGAATCTTTTAAAAAAAAAGAAGTTTTAGAAGAAGCTGAATATCGCGGCAGAAAAGTAAAACTAGGAAAACCTTTTTACACACCTGGCGGGCCAAGAAAACGTGCTGTATACGTGAGAAATGACAAAGGCAATGTAGTTAAAGTAGGATTTGGAGAGCCTGGAATGAAAATTAAAAAGAACAATCCAGCGAGAAGAAAGTCATTTCGCGCGAGACATAAATGTGACACAAACCCAGGACCTCGTTGGAAGGCGCGTTACTGGTCATGTCGCTATTGGTGATAAATTAATAAACAAAAAATACAAAAATGAAATCAAATTTAATTACAGAAGCAGCTCGATTTCAAAAATTAGCAGGTATAAAAGTCGTAACTGAAGACGCAGCATCTGATTTAGAAAAGGCTATGAATAAAGATTTAGCAGGAGCTGTAGCTGATTTAAAAACATTGGCTAAAAATTCTGATTTTAAAGATTTAGCTAATAAAGGAGTTGAAGATGGTAACCCAGATGATGAAAAGGTACCGTTCTCAACAACCAACATAGCAAACACTAAGATGTATCCAACTCAAGCAGAGATTGGTTTTGGAAACAGTTTAGACGATATCGTAAACGACAAGTACGGAGCGATCGAATCAGCATTTACATCTCTAGTTAAGATGCCATCACCGGATGGCAAGGTCCCGGTATTATGTGCAGAAATTGGTGGCAAAATAGCTATATTAGATGGTCATCATAGATGGTCTTTATGCTTTATGATAAACCCAGGAGCAGAAATGGCTTGTGATATTATGAAGGCACCGGCTGGGATGGACGCAGAAGAGGCTCTTAAAGCTATGCAGTTGGGTATAGCAGCAAAAGCTGGAAACGTAGTAACTAAACCATTTGAAGGAAAAGATTTGATGGCAACGTCGACAGAAGAGGTTAAGAAGTATATTTTAGATAATATTGGTGAGAAGGAGATTGCAACTTTTGCAAAGCATAAAAGTGAATTAAACACTAAAGAAGCTATAGCTGATCATATTGCTAATGCTCATAAACTCATCTTAAAGATGAAAGGTGCATATCCACGCACAATCATGCCACAAGCTGGGAAATCAGGAACATCTCAAGATGATGTAAACCAAGCTTTCTCATCAGGAGAGGTAAACTTTAAAGAACCATTTACAGAATCAAAACAATATCAAAATTTTAATACCCAGCTTTTCGAAGCCGTACTAAAAAAATCAATATCTGAATTTAGTAAAACTATTAAACGTAAAAAATGATTAAATTAGCAACTTTATTAAAAGAAGTCGAAGAAGGTCAGAAATGTCCTATCGCGACGCAAAACATCGACGTTAATTTAAAACATAGACAAATTGCTATTGATCGTTACGGTTATGGGCCGTTGAATCCTAACAATCCAAACATTAAATTTTGGAAAGCAAAAGCTGAAGCGTGGAAATTGGATTCAATTGAAGAAGCGAAAGACGCGAGATGTAATAGCTGCGCTGCGTTTAACATTACAACTAAAATTTTAAATTGTATAGAAACTGGATTAGCAGCTGGAGAAAAAGAAGTAGCTATACAATCTACAGAACCTGAAACTTCTGTGGCACCGCAAAACGAAGGAGAAGAAGCTGCAGTGGCAACTCAACCAGAACCAGCTACAGAGCCGGAAACAGACGATACTCAAGGAGCTGCACAAGACGCTTGGGATACTATCGAGGCTGGCAAATTAGGATACTGCACCATGCACAAATTCAAATGCGCCGGCTCTAGAACTTGCAATGCATGGATATCAGGAGGACCTGTAAAAGATAAATAATAATTCATTAAACAAATAAAGTTATGCCTTTGGTATCACCATTACTTGCTGCACAAATTTTAGCGGCATTTCAAAAACAGTCAGCTGCTGCTGCGACAGATGGATATTCAGTTGCTCAAGCACAGTTGCAATTAGCTCAAGATTTAGCAACTGCTATTGACAGTTACATTAGATCAGCTACTGTCATCGTACCACCAGGTCAAGCCGTCGCAACAGCTGGTACGCCTTTAGCACAAACAGGAGCTACAGTAGCTCCTTCACTTCCGGCAATAATTACATAAATTTACTACCGACTATATTTATATAAAAGGTAGTAACATGGCTGAGCCGAAATCGCTGAAAGAAATCATACGAGAAGAGTATAGAAAATGCGCCACTGATCCGGTGCATTTTATGCGAAAATACTGTCAAATTCAACATCCACAAAAAGGAAAAATTCCATTTCATTTATATCCATTTCAAGAAAGAACATTGCGAGATTTGCGAGATCATGATTATAATATAATTTTGAAATCTCGGCAATTAGGAATTTCTACATTGACAGCAGGATATGCATTATGGTTAATGACGTTTTTTGGCGACAAAAATATTTTAGTTATTGCTACAAAACAAGAAGTAGCGAAAAATCTCGTTCTCAAAGTAAAAGTAATGTATGAAAATCTTCCGTCTTGGTTGAAACTACCAGCTACGGAAGATAATAAATTATCACTACGTCTTAATAACGGATCACAGATAAAAGCAACTTCAGCAGCAGGTGATTCCGGTCGTTCAGAAGCACTTTCTTTATTAATAGTAGATGAGTGTTGTGAATATAATACGAATATAACAATACGTAATAAGCATACAGGAGTTATCGAAGAAATTTCAATTGGAGATTTTTATAATCGTCTAGAAAATACGTATTAGCCATATTTATTTAAAACAAAGACTTTATATGGATATATCTATTTTATATAATAAGTGCGGTGACTTATGCGCTGGGCTTGAAAATATATCGTTTTATCAAAAACGTAATTTAATTACTTTATATAATGATATACACGAAACTACGTCGTTTTTAAATAATTACAATGTTTCGATGAAAGAACGTATATTTTATATAAAAAATAATCTTTTAAATTTACAGCAATGTATTTATTGTAATATCAATAAACTCACATACCATACAAACACAAAATCGCTGTCAGTTACATGTGGAAACGACGATTGCATCAAAAAATCAAAACTTAGATATCGAGATACAAGTCATTTATATGTATATAAAACATGTAATTGCGGCAGTCAATATAAAGTTTCAAAAAAATCTGGCTTAAGCAAACAATATTGTTCTAGAAAATGTTACGTTAAATTTAAGCAATATACTCATAGCGTATATACAATCGAAAAAATACGAATATCAAATAAAAAAACACATAATGATCCTAAGTGGCGCGAGTCGAAAAAAGATATTTACGACCAATCACATAAAAAAATTTCTGCTACTATGAAAAAAAAGATTTCAGAAGGATCATTTACCCCGTGTATTACAAATTCATGGACAAAATGGTCAGCGTATGTAAATATTAATAATCAATGCAGAAAATTTCGAAGCTTTTGGGAGGCATCATTTTTTGTATTAAATACAAATTTAGAATTTGAAAAAATACGTATACCATATACATATAATAATCAAATTCATAGTTATATTGTCGATTTTGTTGATATGACTAATAAAATACTATACGAAATAAAACCAAATTCTACAAAAACAAATGAACTAAATCAAATTAAATTTTCTGCAGCTCATGATTGGGCAAAAATTAATGGATATTCGTTTAAAATTATATCAGACGATTGGTTTAAACAAAATGCAAAGACTATTGATTATACGAATCATCCGCAATTATATAGTTCAATGAAACAATTTTTATGAAAAATATAGTAAAAAATACAGACTATGAAATTTTAACACCTTCAGGATTTTCTGATTTTGACGGAGTCACAAAAACCGAATCTGAAGTTATTTTTCAGTTAACGTTTAATGATAATTCATATTTACAATGTACGGAAAATCATTTACTAAAACTAGAAACTGACGTATTTTTAGAAGCATGTCATATACAAATTGGCGATATATTATCAAACGGTAAAATCGTTTCAGATATAACATATAAAACTGGCGGTTTTTTAGTTTTTGATCCAATTAATGTACATATGAACAATGAATATTACAGTAATGATATTGTCAGCCATAATTGTGCATTTATTTCTAACGTTGAAGAAATTTGGATATCAGCTCAACAAACGTTAGCAACGGGCGGCGGAGCTATTATTTTATCAACTCCAAACGGTACCGGTAACTTTTTTCATCAAACATGGGT